AAAGGAAATATGTATGTATGTTGTGTTGACGTGGCGAGAGGAACAAATAAAGATTATTCAGCGTTTACAATTATTGATGTGACTAAAGATGAAAGTCGAAAGATACCATATGAGGTTGTTTGTACTTACAAAAATAATGAAGTTAAACCATTCATCTTTCCAAATATCATTACACAAACTTGTAAGGCATATAATGAAGCGCATATCTTAACTGAAGTCAATGACTTAGGTCAATCAATCGCTGAAGCGATGCATTTTGAATTAGAATATCCAAATATAATGATGACAACTCAAAAGGGTAGGGCGGGTCAAATACTTGGCGCTATGTTTTCTGGTCGAGGTACTTCATTAGGAGTACGTATGACAAAACAGATTAAAAAGGTCGGTTGTGCGAATTTTAAGACGCTTATAGAGGGTGATAAACTACAAGTCAATGACTTTAGTATCATAGAAGAAATATCCACATTTTCACGTAGAGGAAACAGTTGGATGGCTGAAGAAGGCTGTAATGATGACTTAGTTATGTGTTTAGTCATATTTGGATGGCTCTCAAATCAACCTTATTTCAAAGAATTATCTGATTCTAACATAAGAAATCAGATGTATATGGAACAACAAAATCTAATCGAACAAGATATGGCACCATTTGGGTTTGTAGATGATGGTGTTAATAGTGACCCTATGAATGAAGAAACTGTTGATGAGTACGGTACACGATGGTTTCCAGCAGTTAGAAAAGGTCAATAACTCTACTTTTGGGTTATTATAAATATCTACAAATGATAAAGTTTGACTATGGTCATAAGAAAACTTATGGATTTTGAAAAATTAAAAATGTTAATTAGCTAATTAAAAGGAGAAATAACCTATGGCATTTCAAGTATCACCAGGTGTTCTCGTACAAGAAAAAGATTTAACTAGAATAATCCCTGCAGTATCAACTTCAATTGGTGCAGTTGCTGGACAATTTAATCAAGGACCTTTAGAAGAGGTTGTGTCTATTTCTAGTGAACAAGAGCTTGTAGATACATTCGGTAAACCAGATTCAAATAACTTTGAATACTTTTTTACCGCTGCTAACTTTCTACAATACTCTAATGCTTTAAGAGTAGTGCGAGCAACCCAAACAAGTGCCACCAACGCAAACGACTCTGGCTCTAGTTTGTTAGTCAAAAATAATGATGACTATACAACAAACTATTCTGCTGGACAAGTGACAGGTGGAATGAACTACATCGCAAGAACTGCTGGAACTTGGGGAAACAATTTATTAGTTTCCACTTGTGCAACAGCAGCTGCGTTTGAACAAACAACAGGAAACGACTCTATATCATCTGTAGATCAAGCAGATCTAGCAGTAGGTGACACGACTGTGACTGTTGATGATGGAACTGACTTTAATGTTGGTGACATTATATCGTTTTCAACAACTGCTGTGACTGCAGATTTTGATGACGGACAAGAATATAGAATAACAAACATTGCAACTAACGACTTAACAATCGTTCAACACCCAAGAGGTGCTGGCGGATTAACAAGAGTAGTAGTAGATAACTCACATATTAGAAGAAGATGGAGATATTATGATTCAGTTGATGGTGCTCCAGGTACTTCTGATTATGTATCAAATAGATCAGGTTCAAATGACGAAATGCACGTAGTAGTCGTTGACGAAGATGGTGGAATATCAGGAACAGTTGGAGAAGTTTTGGAAGTGTTTTCTAAAGTTTCAAAAGCGGCTGATGCTAAAACACCTCAAGGCGACACTAACTATTTGCCTGACGTAATCTATAATAAATCATCATACATCTATTGGATGGACTGGCCAACTGCTGGAACAAATTGGGGTAGCAATGCTTCTTCAACTTCATTTACAGCAATTGACACTCCAGTATTATCATCACTTTCTGGTGGTGCTAATGGTACGGCAGTGACAACTGCTCAACTAAAGACAGCATACGAAAGATTTTCAGATGCTGAAACAGTTGATGTTGGATTAATTATTGCTGGTAAGGGTGATTCAACTCACGTTGACAACTTAATCAATATTGCTGAAAATAGAAAAGACGCAGTAGTCTTTGTTTCACCTGAAAGAGCAGACGTGGTAGGTATCACAAACTCTGAAACACAAACGAATAATGTTATTGATTTTTTCAACAACATAAGATCATCTTCATATGTGTTTATGGATAGTGGATACAAATATCAATACGACAGATACAATGACGTATATAGATTTGTTCCATTAAATGGAGATACTGCTGGTGTTGCTGCTAGAACAGATATAATTGCAGACTCTTGGTACTCACCTGCTGGTTTCAACAGAGGTATCATCAGAGGCGCAGTTAAACTAGCTTACAATCCAACTAAAGCACAAAGAGATAGACTATATCCTAAGAGAGTTAACCCAGTGGCTACTTTCCCAGGACAAGGTACAATTCTTTTTGGTGACAGAACTGGTTTGAAATCACCATCTGCGTTTGATAGAATCAACGTAAGAAGATTGTTTATCACTTTAGAGAAAGCAATTTCTACAGCTTCTAAATTCCAATTGTTTGAATTCAATGATGAATTTACAAGAGCGAATTTTAGAAACATTGTAGAACCTTTCTTACGAGAGGTACAAGGTAGACGAGGTATCACAGACTTTTTAGTAGTATGTGATGAAACTAACAACACAAGCGATGTAATTGATAGAAATGAGTTTAAGGCAGAAATTTTTGTAAAACCTGCTAGAGCAATTAACTTCATTACACTTCAATTCATTGCTACACGAACAGGGGTTTCCTTCGAGGAAGTCGCTGGCGGTTAATAGTAGAGGAGAATAAAAAATGGCAAACATTAACGACTTCAAAGCTAAACTTGCTGGCGGTGGCGCTAGAGCCAATCAGTTTAAGGTAGTAATGCCTTTTCCTGGTTATGCCCAAGTTGGTGGAGAAATAGAAGACCTGGCATTCTTATGCAGATCAACAACTATTCCAACAATGACTGTAGGAACTGTACTTGTTCCTTTCAGAGGTAGAAATATCAAAATTGCTGGTGATAGAACTGTAGCAGAATGGTCATTAACTGTTTATAATGATACTAACTTTAAGTTAAGAAATGCTTTCGAAAGATGGCAGAATGGTATCAACAATATGACTGACAACGAAGGATTAACAAATCCTGTTGACTATCAAGTTGATGCGTTCATTGATCATTTAGACAGAAATGGTAATACAATCAAATCATATACTTTAAGAGGTGCTTTTCCAACTGAAGTAGGTGAGATTGAATTATCTTATGATGAACAAACGACTATTGAACAGTTCCCTGTGACTTTTCAATACCAATACTTTGAAACAAATACTACAACTTAATATTTAATTAAAGGGGCGCTTCGGCGCCCTTTTAAAACTAGTATAAGTATAGTAGTAAAGGAGATACATAATGGCAGAATTATTCGGCTTTTCGATAACACGACTTAAAAAACAAGCTGATCCAAAACAAAGTTTTACAACTGCTCAAGCAGATGACGGTACACAAACGGTCAATGCTGGAGGTCATTTTGGTTCATACTTGGATATGGAAGGTACTGCGAGAACAGAGCAGGACCTTATTCGTAGATATAGAGAAATAGCATTACACCCTGAATGTGATATGGCAATAGAAGATATTGTCAATGAAGCAATTGTCGCAAATGAATTGAAAGATGCAGTAAGAGTTAATTTAATAGATTTACCTTATGGAAAAGAAGTAAGACAAAAAATAGAAGACGAATTTAAAGAAGTTTTAAGACTAATGAACTTCAATACCAAAGGACACGACATCTTTAGAAGATGGTACGTAGATGGTAGAATATTTTATCAAAAAATTATTGATAGAGAAAGTCCTAAAAAAGGAATTACTGAATTAAAATATATTGATCCTAGAAAAATTAAAAAGATTAGAGAAGTTAGAAAGAAAAGACCTGACGTTCCTAGTCCATCAGCTTTAAATACATTGGCTGTTGTTGATGAATATGTTGAATACTTTTTATATAATGAAAGAGGTTTATCAGGAACAACTGGACAATCTGGTTTAAAAATAGCACCAGATACAATTGCTTTTTGTGCTTCAGGTTTAATTGATCAAAATAAAAATATGGTATTGTCTTATTTACATAAGGCGATTAAACCTGTCAATCAATTAAGAATGATTGAAGACTCTGCTGTTATTTACAGAATAGCTAGAGCACCTGAAAGAAGAATATTTAAAATTGATGTTGGTAATCTACCAAAAGTAAAAGCGGAACAATATCTACGTGATGTAATGGCAAGATATAGAAACAAACTTGTTTATGACGCTTCTACTGGTGAAATTAGAGATGATAGAAACTATATGTCAATGTTAGAAGATTTTTGGCTACCAAGTAGAGAAGGCGGTAGAGGTACAGATATTTCTACATTACCTGGCGGACAAAATTTGGGTGAAATTGCTGATATTGAATATTTTAGAGCAAAACTATATCGTTCTTTAAATGTTCCAACAAGCAGATTAGAAGCATCACAAGGATTTAATTTAGGAAGAGCTTCTGAAATAACAAGAGATGAATTAAAGTTTACTAAATTTGTTCAAAGATTAAGAAAAAAATTTACTGAACTTTTCAATGATATATTAAGAACCCAATTAGTATTAAAAGGTATCATTGCTGAATCTGATTGGTATATTGTTAGAGATACTTTACAATATGATTTTTTACAAGATGGACATTTTGCTGAATTAAAACAAACTGAATTGATGAGAGAGAGATTAGCTCTTGCTAATGAGATGAGAGAATATATTGGTAAATTTTATTCAGTAAATTATATTAGAAAAAATGTATTAAAACAAAGTGATAGAGAAATTGAAGAAATGGATAAACAAATTAAAAAAGAAATTAGAGATAATGTTATTCAGGACCCAATGGCTCAGGTCACAAATAATGATGATACTATAACATAGGAGTATAAAAAATGAGTGATGAAGTAAAAAACTTTATAGACAAAATCGCAAGTGGTGATAACGCTGGTGCAGGCGATGCATTTAAAGATGCGTTAAGAATGAAAGTTGGAGATGCATTGGATGCACATAGACAAGAAGTTGCTGGTAATATGTTTAATGGAACAGTTGAAGCGCAACCTCACAGCGATCCAAAACCTGTAATTGCTGATCCTGGAACTTTCAATCCAGATGGTTCTGTTTCACCCACATTAAATCAGGACGGTCAAGCACAAATAGATTTGAGCGTAGGAACTGATAATGCTGGTGAGTAGAGTTATAAAAGAGAATCGTTTAATCGATTCTAAAAGTTTTAATGAATTACCACCTTTAATGAAAGAGGCAATAAGTGATCTTTTTAAACTTGTTGAAAAAGAAACTGGTAATATCATTGAAAAATTTGAAAACGCTATAGAAAAAGTAGCAAAGTTTCATAATATTAATAGAGAAAAAATTTATGAATATATTGATAAAGAAACATTAGAACAATTAGGAGAAAAATAAAATGGCCGATAGTTGCGTTAAAATAAAAGGAACCTCTACTACTGCTGGCGCTCTAATAAGTGCTAGTAATTTTAATAGAGCTCACTTTGTAAGAATACAAACACAAGCTGCTGCGAATACAATTACATTAAAAAACTCTGGTGGTGCAACACTAGGAACTTTAATATTAGTAGCTGCGAATGATAGTATTATAATTGAAAAAGAAGAATCAGATACTTTAGAAACATCTGGTAATGCTGTGGGTGTTGCTGTAAGTTCACCGAGATAATTATGGCAGATACAGTCACATCACAAACTATAGCAGACACTTCAGGTGTAAAATTTGTCACTAAATTAACAAATTTTTCTGATGGTACAGGTGAAACATTAGTAAGAAAAGTTGACGCTTCAGAATTAACTTTTATGACTGAAGATGGTAATAGAAAAATATCAAAAGTTTGGTATTCAATCAATACAAATAATGGTAAATCTGGTGTAGAAATAATATGGGCAGGTGCAACAAATGCAACCGCTTTATTCTTATCTGGCAATGGTTATTGGGATTTAAGAACAGCTGGAGATGAAATATCTAATAATGCAACGACACCTACGGGTGATGTATTATTATCTACTAAAAATTTTTCAAATGGTGATAATTATACAATTATTATAGAGTTTAGGTAAAAAAGTTTATAAATATTACACAAGAGAGAGAATTAATGAAACTTATTTCAGAAGAAGTCACATCAGCCGAATATCTTATAGAAGAAAAGAACGGCAAAAAAGAATACAAAATTAGAGGTGTATTCTTACAATCAAATATCAAAAATAGAAATGGAAGAGTCTATCCTAGAGAAATCCTAGTTAGAGAAGTGAACAGATATAATAAAGAATTTGTCAATAAAAATAGAGCTTTTGGTGAGTTAGGGCATCCTGACGGACCAACAGTAAATTTAGAGAGAGTGTCACATATGGTTAAATCTCTAAAAGAAGATGGCGATAATTTTATTGGTGAAGCGAAGATAATGGACACACCATACGGTAAGATTGTAAAAGGTCTTATTGACGAGGGCGCTCAATTAGGCGTTTCAAGTCGAGGTATGGGTTCTATTATGAATAGAAACGGAATTAACTTTGTAAAAGATGACTTTTATCTTGCTACAGCAGCAGATATAGTCGCAGATCCATCTGCTCCAGATGCTTTCGTAGAAGGTATTATGGAAAGTAGAGAGTGGGTTTGGGACAATGGTGTTCTTAAACAAGTTGATATTGAATCTTGGAAAAAACAAATCCAAGAGGCTAAAAGAACAGTTTTAGAAGAAAAGAAACTAAAAGTGTTTAAATCGTTTCTTACAAAACTGTAATCTTATAAATATCCATACAAAGGAAATTTATAAACGTTTATAAAATAAAAAGGAGATTTCTAATGGCCGAAACAGAAAAAAAGATGGCGGATAAAGAAGTTAAGACTGAGAAAACAGTAGCGGAAGCTTCTGCAAATCCTCAGGCTGACGCTCCTAAAAAGAATGCTGTCGCGGCTGAACCTACTCATCTAAAAAATGATGCAGAAGATTTAGGCGCAGCTGTAGTTAAACCTACAGACAGTAATCCTGACGCCACTAAAAAAGTGAATCAAGTTTCTGGTGATCCTCAACAAAAAAGTCAAGGTAGTGCTGACGCAATGCCTAAGTTAAAAGAGGAAGAAGAAACTAAGGCAGATGAGAAGAAATCAGAAGTTAAAGAAGGCGAAATGCCAAAAGCAGCGCTAGACGCTCTTAAAAAATCGCAAGATAAAAAAGAGATGTCACACGAAGACGAAAAGAAAAAAGATATGAAAG